GCACAAGATCAAGGTATCTTTGTAGTACTAATTGACTCAGAGAACGCACTTGACGAATCGTGGCTACATGCACTTAATGTAGACACATCAGAAGAAAAACTTCTTAAACTTAATATGTCAATGATTGATGACGTTGCTAAAACTATTAGTACGTTTATGATAGACTATAAAGCAATGAACGACGAAGACCGCCCTAAAGTATTATTTGTTATTGATAGTTTAGGCATGCTACTAACACCCACTGACGTTGATCAATTTAACAAGGGTGATATGAAAGGTGACATGGGTCGTAAGCCTAAGGCATTGACTTCACTTGTTCGTAACACAGTTAACATGATTGGTTCACATAATGTAGGCTTAGTATGTACTAACCACACTTATGCATCGCAGGATATGTTTGATCCTGATGACAAGATCAGTGGTGGACAAGGCTTCATTTATGCATCAAGTATTGTTGTTGCAATGAAGAAACTAAAACTAAAAGAAGACGAAGATGGTAACAAGATCAGTCAAGTTATGGGAATCCGTGCTGGCTGCAAAGTTATGAAAACTCGTTATGCAAAACCGTTTGAAGGTGTACAAGTAAAGATTCCATACGAAACTGGTATGAATCCTTATAGTGGTCTAGTTGAATTGTTTGAAGCAAAAGACTTATTAGTTAAGCAAGGCAACAGACTTAAATATGTTGATTTGGACGGCAATGAACATCTTGATTACCGTAAGCAGTGGCTCGGTCCTAAACTTGATCTTCTTATGTCAGAATACTTAACTAAAGAGACTCAATTGGTAAATAACGACACGACAGCCGTGGATGAAGAAGAGGCACTTGACTTACAACCAATTGAGGACTAAGGTTTAATGGATACAGAACAAATATGTGATATTTGGACAATGTTCAAAGAGTATACCGACAAAAAACAAATAGAAGTAGTTGCAGAAAGATTTGTTGATCTGCTTGCTGATTATGGTATACCAGATGAAACATTGAAAGAATGTATAGGACACGACTACGCACTAGACGAAGCAGTTGGTTACTATTTTGATGATAGTGACGAGGAAGAAGACTTTGATGATTGGGATGAATAATTAATGGGTTGGTATTCAGAAATATCACGTGATATTTCAAAAATTCCAGATGCAGTAGCATACTTTGAAACAGAGCTTGTGCAAGCAAAAGCGGAATGCAAGCTTGTAGGTAATGTTGAAAAGTCGGCTGCAATGATGCCAGGAATTGTTGAACAGCGTTTTAATCAACTTCAAGAATTAGAAGCAATTCTAAATTACTTAAATATTGAGCTACGTAGGTTGCGTAGCTCATTTTTTAAAAAATATCTTGAAAATTACCAGCGAGCATTATCTAGTCGCGACGTAGAAAAATATGTAGACGGCGAAGCAGATGTTGTTGATTACGAAAAAATTATAAACGAGTTTGCATTAATGCGTAACAAGTGGTTAGGTGTACTCAAAGCACTTGATCAAAAGCAATGGCAAATTACTAATGTTGTAAAACTTAGAGTAGCGGGCATGGAAGATGCTACGTTATAATGTCATATATAGACATACATCATAAAAAATTATTTCGACTATTCTATAATAAAAAAATTGCTGTTATAGGTAATGCACGTTCATTATATAACAGCACTAATTCTCCAGGAGGCTACGGTAATCTTATAGATACAAATGATATTGTTATAAGATTTAACTTAGGCGTAGATCATAAAAATACTATTACACATGGGTCAAAAACTGATTGGGTAGTATATAATAATGATCACTGGGCAAATTCTGTAGATTTATTTGCCTACAAAGAAAATGTAAATTGGATGCAGATTTATTTAAATGAACACAGTACTGTCGATCAATCTGTATATACTATTCCTAATTTTGTTTTACAAAGATTATTTGATTTAGGTAAATTTGAAAAAAATGCAAATCCTTCAATAGGTCTTGCATTTATATGGTTTCTTACATATGTTAAACCAAAACAAGTAAATATATTTGGCTTTGATTTTAAACAAACCCACACATTTTACAATTATGCTAGAAAACGTAAAAAAGACGAACGCAAAAAAGGACATAATTGGGATAAAGAAAAAAAGTTTTTCTTAGAACAAATACTTCCATTAAGAAATAATTTTAACTATTATCAATCGTGATAACTATTATATAGGAGCAAGTTATATGGCAGAAGTAGTACTAGATGATACTAAACCACATTTAGGTGGTAATAATGTAGAATTGAACAGACACACGTTTGCTCCTGAAGCGTGGACATATATAATAAAAAAATATAACATTAGCTCTGTACTAGATGTAGGCAGTGGATACGGTCATCACTCAAAATGGTTCGCTGAGCAAGGATTAACTTCTGTTGCTATTGAAGGCCTACAAAAGAATGTAGACAATGCAGTATATCCAACGACTAAAGTTGACCTTACAGAAAGTAGTTATACTATAGAAATAGATATGGTAAATTGCATTGAGGTAGTAGAGCATGTAAGTGAAGAGTATATTAATAACTTATTAGAAACATTAACTTGTGGCAAATATATCTTTATGACGCACGGCGTTCCTGGACAACGCGGTCATCATCATGTAAACTGTCAGTGGCAAGAATATTGGATTACCCATTTAGCAGATCGTGGCTTTACGTGGATGGAAGAAGATTCAACAGAAATAAGAAAATTATGTACTGGCACAAAAAAGAACAATGAAAATGGTAAGCATATTAATGAAAGTGGTTTATTTTTTATAAGAAAGGAATAGCAGGATGGGTTACAGAACTTCGTACTTACGCTGGATGAACGATCATATAGGCCAGGTATATAAATCAGTAAACGGATTAAAGATGTTAGAACTTGGGAATCAAGTTATACGTCCAGACAAGCAAATACCCGAAACTACAGGAAAGACATATTTTACAAGATTAGGATACGAACATACTTCTGTTGACTTAAACGGCTTAGACGGAGCATTAGTAAAGGATCTATCGAAGCTAGAAGACTTTACTGAATACAAAGAATATTTTGATGTAATAACTAATGCAGGAACTATAGAACATGTAGAACCATATGAAGCACAACACACTGCATTTTTAAATGTACACAACAGTTTGAAAATTGGCGGTGTAGCAATACATATCGGTCCAGATGTTGAATTTACAAAACGCGGCCATTGTCAATATTATTATGATTTACCTTTCTGGCACAACATTACAGAGAATTCAGATTACGAATTTTTAGGAACTATAGAACTCTCTCGTTGGCGTTTATACGCTGTAAGAAAGATAGGCAATGGCTTTATAGATGCAGATAAATTACATTCTAAGATACATGTTTTACCAGGACCTATTGGCGGAATGTATATTGACGGTAAACATAAAAAAGATAAAAACAGATTGAAAAAATAGCATGTGTGGATTTGCAGCTACTAATTATATTAACCCAAAAATATCAAATGAAAAGTGCCAGCACCGCGGCCCTGATCTAACCACAGTAGAACAGTGCGAAGAAGGTGTTTGGTATCTGCACAACTTGTTGCATATTACAGGTGAAGTGACTCCTCAACCTATTAAGAAACATAATGTTGTTGCTGTCTTTAACGGCGAAATATATAACTACAAAGAATTTGGAAACTATTCAAGCGACGGCGAATGTATTGTAGATTTATATAATACATATGGAGAAAAATTTTGTCATATGTTAGATGGCGAATATGCAATCTTTTTAATAGACTATAAACTACGTAAATTAATTATTAGTACAGACACTTTTGCATGCAAACCTCTTTGGTATGAATTTAAGGGAGATAAGTTTTGTGTAGCATCTTATAATAGTCAACTACAAGGATTGGGATTTACAAACGGTAAAAAATTATATGCAAACAAAACGCAAGTATATAACTTTGACACATTAGAAATATTAAGACAATACAATAATTTTAAATTTGATATTGCACAAAAAAATAATAGTTTTGATAATTGGTGTGAAGCATTTAGTAACAGTATAAAGAAGCGCACACAAAATACTACACACGGAATGTTCTTAGGACTTAGTAGCGGATTTGATAGCGGCGCCATTGCTTGCGAATTACACAAGCAAGGTGTTGTAGCTACGGGCTACAGTAT